CGCATTGCTCGATCCGGTAACGACGACATTGAAAGGTCTTGCGCCGGCGAGCGGCGGCGGCACAATCAATTTTCTCAGAGCAGATGGCACTTGGGCCGCGCCTCCCGGTTTAGCGACCACCATTGGCGGCTCGCCGATTAGCGGCGGCACGAGTGGCAATTTTCTTTACGACAATGCAGGAGTTTTCGGCGAAAGAACGCCGACGCAAACGACGGCAACGCTTGATGTATTCACCAGCTCATTGAAGGGTCTCGCGCCATCGTCTGGCGGCGGATCCATCAATTTTCTCAGAGCAGATGGTACCTGGGCTGCTCCGCCTGGAGGCGCCGGAGGAACCCCTGGGGGTGCTTCATTGACTGTTCAATACAACAACGCCGGCGCATTTGGCGGAATGTCAGGAACGTCGTGGGACGACACCAACCGCTCACTGACGATGACTGGCGCGACGGTGACGGCGTCGCATCCTGTGTTTGATATGACGCAGACGTGGAATAATAATACTGTAACGTTCGCCGGTCTGCGGTTGAATGTCACCAATACGGCAAGTGCGACGGGTTCCTTATTGGTGGATATGCAGAGAAATGGAGTATCTCAGCTTGTAGTGAGAAGTGATGGCGCTGTTTCTGCATTAGCTTATTTTATCTGTGGTGATGGACTTCTGAACGGGGGAATCGGCACTTTCATTTCGGCGGGAAATGGAATCCAGTTAGACTCGGCTAATTTTATCGGTTGGAATAGCGGCGCTCTTTTCTCGGGCACAGACGTTGTTTTACGGCGCGATGCCGCGGGCATCCTCGCTCAGCGCAACGGCACAAACGCAAACAGTTTGAGGGTGTACAATAGCTACACGGACCCAAGTAACTTCGAACGCGGTGTGCTGGATTGGACTACGCAGGCGAATACGCTGACGATTGGGACGCAGGCGGCCGGGACGGGCACGCCACGTAACATTAAAATACAAGCACAAGGAGGGGGAGCAAATCCTGGGATTCTTGATTTTGGCGTCACCGCTGCTGGTATGTGGTCCTTTAGCATTGGAATAAATGTGCCTTTTAGCGTACAAAACAATGCGGCGGTTATCAACGGCGGATGGAATCTTCTTTTTGCTCCAGATATTTTCCTTACCCGCGATGCCGCGGGCATCCTCGCCCAGCGCAACGGCACCTCGCCTCAATCGCTGAGAGTGTACAATACCTTTAGTGACGCCTCGAATTATACGAGAGGCATATTCGACTGGACCACGCAGGCGAATAGCCTAACGATCGGAATACAGGCGGCGGGGACCGGTTCATTCGGTAACACAAGTTATGTTGGGAGCAATAATTACAATTGGTTCAATACGGCAGGCGCGGCAGGCACGGGTCTATTAACGCTCAGTGGTGGTGGCGGCGTGGGATCAACCTATCTTTGGCTTAAAGGAAACGATGCTCAGGCTAGATTTATCATAGGCGATACTCTCGATATCGGACTTGCTCGCACCGCCGCCAATGTATTGCAAATCAATACCAGCACTTTTGGCACGTTGGCATGGATCCAATGGGCTGGCCAGACCCGCGTCGCAGCCGATGTTGCCAACACCACCACGACGCTGGCGACTGCGACCGGCCTGAGTGTGGCGTTGCAGGCGGGACGCACTTATTCATTCCGAGTCGAGGGTTCGTGGACCGATGCGGCGGCGGGCGGGCTTCAGTGCGCGATGGTCGGCACGGGTGGTCTGACAGCGACCAATATCATCTATGACGGCTGGATTTACGATGGCAATACCATCAAGGGCGAGAACACAGCGAATGCGCTTGGCGGTGTCGTTGCCAATGCTGCCACCACCGGCACTGCTGGCCATGTCACGATCAGCGGTGTAATCACAGTCAATGCCGCTGGCACGCTTAATGTCCAATTCGCACAGAGCGTTTCGAATGCTACCGCGACCACGATGAAGCGCGGCAGCTATATGATTGTTCAGGACATGCCATAAGGAGAACAACGATGGGCACAGTCACGGTCACGTCGGCAGGCTTCGCGGCGCTCCCCGGTACGACGCCGAAGAACTGGCCAACAAATCTCGTTTGGCCTGCCGGCGGCTCGGTCAACGGAACTAAACCATTCACGATTAGCGATGGTGATATTCAGCAGATGTTGAGTTGGATCGCTACTAACTACAATTCCACACTGGTCGGCACAGGTACGCCGCCGGTCACTGTGACGGCGATCGCTTATTTTCTAGCTTGGTTGCAAGGTTTTATGAACGCGACAACCGATGCCGTGCAGCATCACAACACTGATCCTGCCACCAAGCCGCCGCCGATCACAATCTCATAAAAGGAGCCGATATGTTCAAATTCGAGTTTAGCGAACAGCACACGCGCGAGATCGCCGCGGTACTGGAAGGAGCACCGTATCGCGTCGCAGCTCCTATTCTCGCTGAGATGCAAAAACAAATTAGCGCGCAGCAGAAAACGGAGTTGCCTCAGCAACAAAATGGGCAACGTCTCAAGCCAATCGAGGCGGAAGTGCAGCCCGATCTTTAAAAATGCCTTCTGTTTTTCAAGATGATGTTTTTCAAAATGATGTTTTCCAAGCTCAAATCTTAAGCGTATTTCAGCCAAATGTTTTTCAGCGTAATGTCTTTCAGGTTACTGAAACTGCTCCGCCCGTCGAACAGGGCGGCGGGTTCTATGCTCAGATCCGGCGCCGCTTTCTCATCATCGGCACTGGATATGGCATTTTGCCGGAGATCGAAGGCGAGGGCTTCGGCGTTGTCGCAATAGGCGGCCGAGGTTTTGCTAGATCTCTACGAATAAACGGCGCTGCTGCTGCAAGTCTCGGGACCGTAGGCAGTAGCGTCGGAAAACTTCAGCCAATTTGCGCAATCGCAATTGGTCAACGTGGTCAAAATGGCACCGCGACAGCTCTTTTTAAGAGTTTATCGGTTGCCAGTGCTGGAACTGTTGGCACGCGAGGATCGGCATTCGGCACGATCCCAAATTTGAAAGCGACCGCGATTGGGCAATTTAATGACCATGAACTCGCGGCGATGACGTCCCTATTGGCAGCATGATCATGGATCCCAAAACCACGATTCCGGCACCCCAATACACTGTGAATGAAGCGATAAGCGTTTGTCTAGCGATGTGCCAGCGAGCTTTGAATGAGGTGCGAGCATTGGCGCGAATTCCGGGACCGGTTGGTCCCGTGGGACCGGAGGGTAAGAGCGGCATGGCTGGCCAGGCCGGTCAAAAAGGCGAACGCGGCGAACCGGGAAAGCAAGGTCAACAAGGGACTCCAGGGGTTGATGGCAAGAACGGGGAGCGTGGGCCGAAGGGAGAGTCTGGCCGCAATGCTAGCGATCTAGGTTATTTGCAGGATTATGTGCTCGATCAGATCGAAAAGACGCTAAAAACTGGAAAAATGAGTACCGAAGACGGCGGCCGAACCTTACGATGGATTTTGGGCGATATTGTCCATGAGATAAAGACCGCGATTGTTCTCGATGCTGGTGTGTGGAAAGACGGTAGAACTTATGTCGCGGGCGACGGCGTAACGCTTGGTGGCTCGTTTTTTATTGCCCAAGTAATGACCGGTGCCAAGCCGGGACAGTCCGATGACTGGCGTTTAGCGGTCAAACGCGGCGCTGATGGTCGCGATTATCACGGCGAAGAAGCGCGGCAGCTCAAGCCCGTTAGGTTCAAGTGAATGCACTCCGTTCTCGAGATTCTGGAAGAATCAACCGCGAGCGCCGGACCTGATCTGATTACGCTTGATGATCTTAAAATTGCGCTCGGTATCACTGGCACGAGCGAAGATGCGCAATTGCAGAATGCTATCACATTTCAATCACAGCTTATTGCAGAATATCTCGATCGGAGATTGGGGCGAGCCGAAGTCTTGGAGACATTCACTTTTGACTGGGGTGAAATGTTTCAACATTATCAAGTGCCGGCGTTGCGCGGACAGGCTCTTACGCTCTCTCTTTATCCCATTTTCCAAGTTCACGAAGTGTCACATATGGGAGCGACGGATACTGATTTCGATTTCGACCCGATTAGTGGCCGTTTGTGGATTGGTCCCACGTGGACAGTTGGGAGCGTCTGGCCAGAAAAGGTTGCCGTTACATACTCAGGAGGATATGACCTTCCTGAAGATCCTTTGCTTCCGAAGAGGCTTCAGCGGGCCGTTATCGAATGTGTGAATTCGGTTCGCAATAATCAATCCTTCGGTCTTCGTGATCCCTCGATTCGCGAGGTGCAACATGGTGATACACGCGTGAGTTATGTCTCGCAGTCATTTGCTGCAGGAACAACTGCGCAACACCTCACACCGTCAGTTATTGATTTGATCAAACCATATCGGCGCATAGCGGTCGCATGACTTGGACAATGAAACAATTTCGACCGTCGCCCTTTTGGACCGTATCTCGGGAATGGGAAACCGAAACCGCGTTTATCATAGCGGGCGGCCCGTCTGTGCTTGGTGTCGATCTCGAGCAGTTGCGTGGCCGCAATGTCATTGTCATAAATTCGAGCGTTTATGCCGTTCCATGGGCGCAATTTCTATATTTCGGCGATTATCGTTGGTATGCCGAAGCAGAAAATCGCGAGGCTGTTGCCAAATTTGGCGGCCGTGTCGTGACGACTTCCAGAATTGTTCAGGATCCAAAGGTCTTGCTCTGTCGCAAAACTGATCCGCCAGGTTTGGCCTTCGAGAACGATACCTTGATGCAGAAGTATACCTCTTTGTCGGCGGCTACAAACTTGGCTTTTCATCTTGTCGGTCCCGGCGGGACAATCGTATGGCTTGGCGCCGATGGAAAACATGCCGCTGACGGTCGCACGCATCACCATAAGCAACATCCTTGGCCGCACCGCCGCGATGGTTATAGCATGCAGTTAACCGAGTTGCGAACGATCATCCCCACGCTCGAGGAGCTGCAGATCACGGCGTTAAATGCTTCACCGGGCACCGCGTGGGCCGATCTGCTGCCAATTGTCAACTTGGATGAATTTTTGAAGAACCGGCGCGCTGCTTGAATTCGCTCTATGTCGCGGGAATGTACGGCCTGGGTGACAACGTATTCTCGCGACCATTCGTTCACGCTGCGACAAAACGATGGGAGGTGTGGCTCGATACGCCATGGCCTGAAATCTATGAGGATCTGAATATCAAGTTTGTGCGCGGACAACCGCGGCGATTGCGGACGCAGAATAAAAATATCAATCGCCAGCCGCGAGAGCGTTGGTCCTTGCCGCCAAGCGGAACAGCGAGACAGATTAAAATTGGATATGGCGCTGATCTTCAAGCCTGGTCGATCATTCATTCCATGGAGACGCAATGGGCAAATGTGGGGATAGGCTTCGATCCTTCTCTGTTTAATTTGCCAGATATGGGAGCTGCGCCTTTCGTTTCGAATCGACCGATCGCCGTGGTGCGGCCGGTAACTGTCAGAAGTGAATGGCGCAATGAAGCGCGCAATCCGCTGCCGGAATATCTAACGATTATCATTCGGCATCTTATGGTGACACACACTGTCGTCATGGTTGCCGATCTGGAACCAGGCCAAGAATGGTTAGTGGGAAAACTGCCGCCGGCTCATCAATATTTTGTCAATGGCGAATTGTCAGTTCGACAATTGCTAGCACTTGTGCGTGATGCCGATGTCGTTGTCGGTCCAGTTGGATGGATCGTGCCCGTTGGTCTGGCGCTGAAAGTCAAGACCTTCGTGGTGCTCGGCGGTCACGGCGGTCACAATGCGCCGCATAAAATTACGGACAAGCGGCTCGATCTAAGCCGTTTGGGATTTGCCACGCCAGACAGGTTCTGCCAATGCACGGGTATGCTACACAACTGCAAAAAGGAAATGGCCGACCCGTTGGGACAATTCTGCCGCTGGTGGGCCAATTTTCAAGTCGCTGTTTGACATGGTGGCCGCAGCTCGGCATTGGATTTTATCCGGTATCAACTGGATTTGAGCCATACGATCAGGAATATTTTGATCGTTTTGAGCGCGATGCAAACACGCCGCTCGGTAGAGCGCTGATGCAAGCGCGCTTCAACTTCGTGGAGCAGCATTATCGCGGGCATTTGATCGATATCGGCATTGGTTGTGGTGCCTTCGTTGAATTACGGCGCAGACGCGGGCGAGCCACTTATGGATATGATGTTAATCCCGCCGGCATTCAATGGCTCGAGGATCGCAATTTGTTCATCGATCCGCATCTCGTTCAATTCAACGCAGTGACATTATGGGATGTGCTTGAGCACATGCCAGATTTTCAATCGCTGTTGAATAATATTGGTGATTGGATCTTTTTATCAATTCCGATTTTCTATTCCGCTGAACATGTGTTGAGTTCAAAACATTTTCGGCCAGACGAGCACTTTTGGTATTTTTCCCGCGATGGACTCGTGCACGCTATGCGAATTTGTGGATTTCAGTTGGTGACGGAAAGCAACATCGAGACACAATTGGGACGCGAAGATATTGGAACTTTTGCGTTTCGAAGAGAAATAAATGCCGCTTGATTACAGCGCATTACTCTATGATCCCGTCTACGCTGCGCTTGGCGTCCCGGCAACATTGACGCATCAAGTGGGCACCTCGGTTTTTCAGCAGAATATATTCCAGGCAAATCTTTTCCAAAGCAATCTGGTTGCCACAGACATCACGGTTTATGACGACACGCGAGAAAAGACAAATACGAGCGGTGCGCTTGATGTGCGTAGCGTCGGGCCTGGCGCTTTCGCCCGTATTCCTGAGTTAACTGCCAATGGGATAGATCGTTCTCATTACGACGGCAGTAGTTTAGAATTTAATGGCCATGCTTGGATAATTAGAAGTCATCAAACGCGCGGAAGTCCGAATGGCGAAGATTTAGGCGAAGTTAGATTTAATCTGAGATCGGCCGAATGATCGATACTCGCGAGAATATATTGGCTCGATTGGCCGTAATAATTGGGACAGTTCCAAATATTAAATTTACCGATCGAAACAACAGTGAAGTGGACGAACGACAATTGCCGGCTTTGGTCGTGTTTGATGGTGACGAGGAAAGCAATAGCGCGGCCGACATATCCACTCATCTCCCATCAACGCCGAGCATAATCAGGATGCATCCGATAATCGAAATTGCCACGATGTCGGCAACGGCAAGTTCTGATTTATCCGTTCTGCGGAGAGAACTAATCAGGCTCGTTCTTTATGACGCGGAATTAAACAACAATATCGTCAGAACAGGCCGCAATGGCAACGGTGCGATTCGATATATGGGCTGTCAAACCGATCCGACCTGGATGAGGAATCTGGACGGGCAGATGCGAATCCAGTTTATGTTTGCGTATTCGCTTAACCCTGCAGACTTGTAGAAAGGAAACAGCTATGCCTACGCCTCCCAATGTAAAAAACTATCACATCGGTAAGGGAATTGTGAGTTTTCAAGAAACTGGCAGCGCCACGTATATTGATTTAGGTAATGCGCCCCTATTTCAATATACGCCCACGGTGACAAAATTGGACCATTTTTCGGCAAGACAGGGCGTAAAGACAAAAGACTTTACCGCGGTCTCGCAGGTCGGTGCAACCATCACGATGCGTCTGGACGAAATCACGGGATACAATCTCGGCTTCTTCGCGCTCTCTCATGTCGACGAGGCCACTGTCGGCAACGTCATTCTCGGCGGTCTGACGAAAACCCTCTTCACTGGATCAATCAAGGTCGTGGGCACGAATGACGTGGGCACGCATATCGATTTTACGGCGAATGTGTCCTTCGTGCCGGCTGGCAATTTCCAGTTCATCACGGATGCGGATGCATTCTCGGTGCTCGAGATCCAAGCGGAAGTGCAGAAAGATGCGGCCGGCAATTTCGGTATCTGGACGGTGCACGACACAGTATGAGGTAAAACATGGCAGATCTGTTGGACATCGCGCCATCTACGGCAGTCGAGTCTGTTAAGATTGACGAACGCTTCGTCACAGTGCGTGGCTTGAATGGGGAAGCAATCGCTTCGATTGTGTCCCGGTTCCCTGATCTGGCGAAATTGCTCGGCGGCGGTGGTGATGTAGGATCGAGACTAATCGGGCAATTTGGTAATGCAATTGGTCCGATTATCGCTGCCGGATGTGGACACCATAATGATGATAAGACGAAAGAATATGAACAGGTTGCAGCAAATCTGTTGGTCGAAGATCAGTTGAAGCTAATCGCGGCCATTATTCGCCTAACATTCCCAAATGGAATGGGCTCTTTCGTCAAATCGATGACGGCGTTCCTAGTGGGAACGGACGAAAGAGCAAAAACCGTCACAATGCGCTTAAAGAAATCGCCATCTCCATCACCCGACTCATCTGTCGCGGATTCCCCCCCGATTATGCAATGAGGCTAACACCGCGGCAAATTGTGGCTTTTCTCGAATTCTCAAACGCCGAAGAGGCGCATCAATTAGTGATGAGAGCAATCGCCGCGCAAGGTGACGGCAAACTCATCGAAAAAACCCGTAGTGACTTGAATGGTCGCGCAATTCAAGGTCAGCGTTGACGATGAAGCCTGGCGCAAAATGATCCGCGAGAAAGTGCAGCCGGTTCTCGATGCCTCGATTTTGGCGCTCAGAGAAACGGCCAGCAATGCCGTGGATGAAGGCCGCCGTAATATCGCGAGTGCTGGTCGCTTTGGCCGCAATTGGCAAAGAGATTTGCAATTTCGAATGATCGATAGTGGATTGGATACGAAAGCGATCGTCTTTCACAAGTCTGCACTTGCGACTGTCTTTGAAAGCGGCGCCACGATCAGAGGCCAACATCTATTGTGGATTCCAACTACACCTGGAGCTCCGCCGCCGCGCCGATCGGGAAAGCGCCTCACATTTGCTCGTGTCCGCGGCCATCCGTTATTGTTCGATGCCGACGATCGTGATCGCCACCGCCGGCCGTTATATTTCGGTGTGCCAGTTGTCACCATTCGGAAGAAATGGCGAATTACGGAAATTGTAGAAGAACAAGTTAAGAAATTTGCCACCTTGTTTTTCAAATATTTCAGAGGCGAATAGTGGCTGAAAAACTCCAGATTCAGATTGGTCTTGATGGCGGCACAGAAGTGCAGCGCCAATTAGAAAATATTGGCCAGACTGGCGAGGAAGCATTCAAACAGATCGAAGGGGCGGCAAGTGAGGTAGATTTTCAGAAAATTGCCGATGCCAGCACGGATGCAGCGGAACAGATTCAAAAACTTATCGAAGCCCTAAATCAGTCTATTGAATCCTTCAATAATGCGACGGAAGCGGCCAATCAATTAGCCGAGGCGCATTCGAATCTGACGCTGGAATCAGTCAAAACAGCTGCAGAGATTGCCAAGCTTGCGGAAGAAATAGGGATCAAAGCAGTTGAGGCCTATGAAATTCATAAAATCGCAAGCGAAGGTTTGGGCAAATCATTAGCAACTCTAGCATCTCATGCTTACACAGCCGGCCGTGCGCTCATTCTTCTAACCCCAGAAATTGGAGGTGCAGCCCTCGCAACTGGAGGTACAGCATTAGCGATAGTGGGACTCGGTCTTGCATTGGAAGCAATTGCTGTAGCAGCAGAGAAAGCGGCTGGACCGTGGGAAAAACTTAGCACTTCGCTTAAGACTCTATCGCAAGACACTGGCATCTCATTTGATGCATTACAGCGTGGCAGGGATACTTTCGAGCAGCTGGGCATTTCAGGCGAAAAATTTGCTGAAACCATCAGGAAGATTGCTGAAGCCACCAAAGATCTGGATGTTGGCGAAGCCTTACAGGCGTCGGCAGATAAGGCTGCAGACGCAAATAGGAAAGCATTGGATGCTGAAAAGAATCTGCTCCAGATACAGCTCGATCGCGGAAAAGCCGTTAACGAAATTGCAAATTTAACTCGCATCGCGCAAATCGAAGCAATTCAAAATGCAAATAAACAGGTTGAAGCTGAGAAACAATTAAGCGAGGCCCGCAAAGCGGCGGCAAAGGAAGCGGAACAATCGCTGAGTGAAGTTCTTGACATGGTGGAGGCTGTCGAGGACGGCATCAAGGGCATCGATTTGAGCGGGATCGATCCAAAGAAACTGTTGGAAGCATTCAATTTAAGTCTGAAAGAAGCTGCGGAAAATGGAGAAATTGCAAGCAACGTTTTGTTGCAGTTTATTAGTCGAGCTGAAAGAGCACAAGCTATACAAATCGGCAAAGCATTTGGTCTTTCAACGGAAGATGTTGATAGAATTAGAACATTAAATGGCGTTCTTGCTTCGACTGACGAAATTATTCGACGCATTCAGTCTGCTGGCGTTCCAATTTCGCCAGAAGCGCAAAAAGCATTTGACGATATGCGCACTCAAATTGATGCTTCAAACCAAGCATGGGCGCGTCTTGAACAAGCTTGGCGAACTTCAATTTTTGCAGAGATTGGTGCTAAGATTTCTTCCACGCTGCGAGGTCTAAAAAATGATATTATAAATTTAGCTGCGGTAATTCTGGAAGCATTCAGCCTTGAAAATTTGGCTAGCAAACTTGATCAAACATTGAATACCATAAAAGGACTGTGGTTCTCGGCTTGGGAAGCAATGGCGAATGCTGCTGCATTGGTTTTGGAAAAAGTAGGGGCAACCGAAACCGCTGCGGGGCTTCGTCAAGTTGCGGATAGTTTTCATAAATCGATCGAGGATGCTGCGAACGCGATTGCAGATGCGCAGGAAAAAGCTGCCGGCAATCAAAATCAACTTATTGCGCGACTGAGAGAGACAAAGAATGCCACGGATGATCTGACGGCTTCAGCAAAAAAATTGTCAGATAAAGAACAAGAGATCGCGGATAAGATAGGAAAAATTCAATCCAAAGGTCTTGAACAACTTTCCGACGCCGCCAAAAAAGCTGCCGACAGCATCGCAGCTATCGATCAGCGCATCAGTGATCTTCAACGCAGGATAACTGAACAAGGCATACAGAAGGGCATCATTGATCCTTTCACTGGCGGACCTGTGGCCGGTTCGGAAGAAGCATTTGATAAACTGCAGCAGGATCGCTTGCGGCAAGTCAGGGAACTGGAGGATCAGAAGAAGAAAGTTGCTGAAGACGAAGCCGCCCGCGAAGCACAAATTACAGAACAAGTCCGGCAGCAGGTCGATGCAGAACTTCAGAAACTTGGAGTTATCAAACAACAAAATGAGGAATTGGCAAGACTCGCTCGATTGCAGGTGCCGCCATCGGTTCCAAAACCGACCGGCGAGGCGATACCTCGGGCTGGTGAAACTGCCGCTGAATTCAGAGCGAGAACAGGAGGCGAAGTCGGCGCTCCTACGCCTAGCATCGATTTGGGCGACATTGGCAGCAAAATTGCTGATGCTTTCTCTACGGCTTTAAATAGTGTTGATTTTAAGAGCATTTTTGAAAAGATTTTCCAGCCTAGTATTGATTCGCTTGGAGTTTTTTCGGGCGCTCTTGAGGATGTATCTCAGGGAATGTTGGTGTTAACCGATCAAATGGCTGATTTAGTGCGAAGAATCTCTCAGCCCGCATTAGGACCGCCGCCAACAGAGGGAGCGGCCGCTGGTGGTGGTCTTATTGGCGGACGCGGCACGGGTACATCCGATAGCAATCTGATTTGGGCCTCGCGAGGTGAGTTTGTTATGCGCTATGATGCCGTGCGAAAATGGGGCGTGTCATTTATGGAGGCAATCAATTCTGGTCTCGATCCATTTAGATTTAATCTCGGCGGTCAAATCCCAAGATTTGCAACGGGCGGCTTAGTGGGTCTGCAGGCAACCACTAGCAATGTGACAATTCAATTTCCCGGTCTGCCGCCGATTACAGGTCTGCGAGCTACAACTGACACGATCGCCGAGTTGCAACGGGCCGCGGCAATGGCGCAGGTCCGCAGCGGCGGTCGCAAGCCGAGCAGATATTCCTGAAATGGCTTACACCTCGCTCTACAACCCGCCCTATACACTTTTGTCAATCGATACGATTGATTTTACTGATTATGCGGTGCGCGGCATTACCATGACGCTCACACCAATCGATCAAGCTAAAAATGTGGTCCGTGATTGTCTTGGGCAGCTTATCGATATTTCGTTGGCGCAATTCCGCCAACATAAAGTGACCATCACTTGTACTGATCAGGAAGCGCCGACGTTGACCAATGTATGGCCAGGCCAGGATATTACGATAACTTGCATTCCTGGTCTCGGTGAACATACGACTCCGCTGATCATCGACGCGAAAGTGACTTCTTGGAACACTTCGCGGCAAGAATGGCCGGCCGAAGTCGCATGGCAACTTGAAGCAGAACAAGTTCACTAATGGCAGCTGGGACGCCTTATTTTGCTTGGATTGATCAGTCCGAAACGACTTTTAATTCCGGCCATATGCGGTGGGATGAGACCATTTTTTCGTTCAAACTATCGCAGGATGAGGGCGATCCGGCTGCGCTGACATTGGTTGTCCGTCGTCCGCGAGACGTTTCGGGGAATCCCATTGGCCTGCTTGGTCCTGGCCGCAAAATATGGTGTTGGTTCTCGCTGGATTGCGACGGAACCAATTTAATAAAGTTTCGCGGCCGTCTGGTCGGCGTTCCGACTGATATATTTCAAGAATTGGTTACATTGGATTTTGTCGCGCGACCAATCGACGTCGTTGCACAAAAAGCAGCATTGGCTGCAACGTTGGCGGTTCTGCCTTATTACGATGAAGTACTCATCGATCCGACACGGCGTGTTGATAAAGATCCGGAAGTCGTGCTCGAAGCCTATACTTCAATTTGGCATTATGATCGCGAAACGCACATCATCACCGTATCGGATGAGATTAGTGGCGAAGATGGAACTGTCGGCTTCGATGCATCGAGCGCTCCTCACACGGTTCTTTATGATGGCCTCGGCCTTACGCTAACGACCGGCCCACTCGCATCAGCAAGCGTTACCGCGGAATTTAACTGGACACAAAGCGCAAGCGGCTCAATCGATTTGACCAGTTACTTGCTGGCAAATTGGCCCTCGCCGAGACGACCCCCAACGGCGGTCGCCGGCGCAATTCAATTGGATGAGTCGAACTGGCCAAAACCTGGCGCCGGTCTTGGCAATGGATGGACGGTCGCGGATTCGACTGCGAAGAATTTGTTGGATTTTACCGTTCGGACCGAGAGTTCTAGCAGTGAAATCAACACCGTTTTTCCGGATGGCGATACTGTCAGAGGCAGCAGTTCTATATCGAAAGGAACGGTCAATAATCCTGTCAACTTGATCGCAGTCGCCGATCTAATCACGAATGACCAAACTACGGTTAGCACACAGCCAATACGTGATACTTCAACGGGATTCACAGAGACATTTGTGTCCAATTTCACGCGCAACACGACGGAAGTCGATGTTCTCGTTTCCATTCAGGAAATTAAACCAACTCTGATGGCGAGTTTTGCGGCAACCGGTCAAATGGGCGAACGGGTGGCGATTAATTTGATCGCCGATGTGCAGCCTATTTTAACTGATCCTGCGAATAGCGAGATTCTGCAGTTGCAAGATATTCGTTCGGTTAATCTGAGCGAACCGATCAACAGCGTAATTCCAATGGGCGATGCGGCACGACAATCCTATATAGGGACTGCCCGAGGGGATCAAAGCATTCAATATTTGATTCTATTGTTGCGCGCTAATTTGATGAAAAGAGCGCGTGTGGTCGAAATCGCCTTTGCTCCGAAGCTCGAGCGCATGTCCGAGATTACTTTGCGCAAAGATGCCTACTTAGTCGAGCCGCGAGTAGGCAACGCGACAGGAAAAATTATCGGTTATTCGATTGCGCTTGATGGTTCCGACGGTCATGTTAAGTGCGAAGTCAAGATCGGTTGTGCTATCGGCAATGGAGGAACCACTACGACAAGCGTCGGTTCTGGAACATACGCTAGCAGCAGCTATGTTGGCGCAGTTTATCAGCAGTTCACGGGACAAATGAACGCGATTGATACATCTGTTAGTTATTCGCCACCAAATCCGGTCTCGAATCCAAATTCCATCAATTTCTTGGGCACGGTGACTGCGGCCGATGTTATCGAAGTTCCTCTTTCGGTTCAATTGGGCGCGATTCCGCCGGCATCACAAATTCCTCCAATCATGACAGGAACTCCTGATGCATTAAAGACAGCAACAGATTTTGTAAATGCCTACTGGATACCGCAATATGAAACGCAGGCTACTTTTAAATTGAAAGATGTCACCGGCGATATAACGAACGATTACACGGTCGTAACTTCGGTTCTAAAAATTCCAACCGGATATGATCTTGAGGCTGCATAATGGCCGGCTTCGAAACTGTTGTAAGACCCGCTATAGTTCCAAACATTCGTCCCTCGGCGGCTCAAAAAGTTGTCGCTTTTGATGATCCGGGCCAAGGATTTGCTGTCATTCATGGCAATCCGGCAAAGGAACTAAATTTAACAACGACCACGAGCATCAGCATCAGCCGAAATAACGGTCAGGAAGTTGAAAGACGCGTTGATAGAATGCGAGTTTATCAAATGGATGACGGGGGTAACATCAACAAAGATAACTTTGTCGATGTCGAAGTCGCAAATCGTCTACGCGTAAAAGATCCAACAGGTAGAGTGACGACTTATTACAGACCGGCACCTAGCGCCGATAACATCGAGATATTGAAAAGAGACATTATCTACAACACACCGACCGGTGGCGCTCCATGACGATCTATTACGTAACGAATGGTGGCTGGGGTACAGGCACGGGCTCGCCTCTCAGCGCTGGCCAGGTTGATGGTAACTTTTATGATGTTGATCAGCGAATTGTTGGTCTGACCTCCGATTTGGCCGATGGTAAGCGCATTGATTTTGTCACCTATACTGATACGGATATGACGTTTCATTTCACTGATTCTTCCACGCAAACAATTCCGCTACCCGTCATCGTATTAAAATATGTCGGCCCGTGGATGCCCTATACGCCATATTTCCGTGGTGATTTGTTCACGGAGAGCAGCACGAGCGGTTTTTATCAGGTACTCGAAAATCACACCTCGGCGGCGACTTTCAATCCCAATGTGACCGACGGGACAACGGCCAATAATCGGCTTTATCAGCTCTGGATGCCGCTGTTCGACACGCTCGATTCTTTGAATGATGTCACCATAAGCGGCGTTACTGATGGTCAGGCATTAGTCTGGGGCGGCACTAACGGATGGGTTAATGGTACACCGGTCACGGCTGCGACGTCCATATCACTGGATGGCTTGAGCGACGTTGTAATTCACACTGGAGTGCATGCAAACGAGCCATTAGTTTTTGACGGAACCAATTGGATTAATTCAAGCACGATCGACATTCCCTGCGCTGGGCCAATTACGGCGACCGGTGCTCTCAACCTCAATCGGACCAACGGCGAAGTACAACGATTGAATGTTACCGGGTCGGTAACATCAATGACGATCAGTGGATGGCCGGCTTCCGGTCAATTTGCTCGTTTGGTGCTCGAGGTTGTTAATACAGGAGGATTTACTGTCACGTGGCCAAGTGGCACGAAATGGCCGACTGGCACTGTTCCGGTTGTAACACCGAGTGGAAAGGATTTGTTTATTCTCGTTACGTTTGACGGCGGCGTCACCGTATACGGTAACGTTGTCGGTCAGAATTATTCATAGGAGAGGAGGCCAGGATGGCAGGCGGAAAGGCAACCACATTCGATAATGATCTTTTAAAGTTGATTTTCAATGGGACTCCAATTCCGAATCTCGCAGATAATGCGGCTACTTCTCCCTTGACAAATTTGTATGCTAGTCTTCATACGGCAGATCCGGGAGTTGGTGGCACTCAAACGACTAGCGAAGCGGCATATACAAGCTATGCGCGAGTCGCGATTTCTCGCACTAGCTCCGGCTTCACCGTTTCGACAAATACTTGCACATTGACTGCATCGGTAACTTTTCCAACGCCCACGGGCGGTTCCGAGACTGAAACTTATTTTGCTATTGGCACGGCATCGAGCGGAACGGGAAAAATTCTCTACCGTGGACCATTGACTCCTTCAGTGATTATTTCCGTCGGTACGCCGCCCCAATTGACAACCGGAACCACAATCACGGAGAGTTAGATGGCGTGGCTAATCGGCGATGGTTTTGATTTCTACAATGCAGCCGCGGATGAGATATTGCCGGGCACAATTTGGGCTGCTCAAAATGCCGGCCCAAGCACGACGACCCGATTTGGCGCTGGCCTGAGTCTTTCGTTTGGTGGAACGAGTAGCATAAGCAGCATCGTCTTTGGCAATAGCACCACAATTTGGGTTAATTTTGCATATGAGATTACCGGCGGGTTCACGGCGAGCGGGACGACGCAAGGCTTCGGATTTCAACTGATCGATGGCTCGAGCAATCAGCTCGGCGTCTTCCTGCGAAACGGTGGGGATTTCGTTGTAACCGCTGGGACTCTAGGCGGCGCTGTCCTTGCCACGTCACCGGTTATTTATTCTGGAACAGGATTATGGCATCATCTCCAATTCAAAATCGTAATCAATAATACGACGGGAAGCGTCGAATTGCGCGTCGACGGCAATACCTCGAACGATTGGACAGCGACAGGTCTCAACACGCGCAATGGCACGATCAATAGTCAGGTAAACAAATTCGCTATTCCTTCTGTCTCCACCGTTTCCGGACTAATGGATGATTTCTATGTTTTCAACGATCAGGGCGTGGCGCCCAATACCTGGCAAGGTGACGTTCGTGCGATCCAGCTAATGCCGACTTCGGATTCGTCAGTCACATGGACGGCCAACAGCGGCGCCAATAATTTCAGTAGAGTCGCGGAAAATCGACAAGATGGCGATACTTCTTATGTTTCGACAAGCGTTGTAAACAATAACGACAAATATGGGACGGCCAGCCTGTCGACAACACCTCTTGCCATTGTCGGCGTGCAAACAAAGATGCTAGCGCGCATGGACGATGCCGGCCCGCATACGGTGAAATCTCGACTAACTTCTGGAAGCACAAACGCGGATAGCGCGAATTTGACGTGTGCGTCCAACTACCAATGGATTTGGCAGATCAATACCATCGATCCCAACACTGCCGCGGCATGGACGGCGAGCGCCGTGAACGCGGCCACTATCGGACCGTTTGATGTTCTATAATGGCAATCAGAGTCACACAGGTTGGTAACGAGGTCTGGGTTCGCAATCCGTCGAACATTCGCGTTACGCAGATCGGCAATGAAGTTTGGCTTCGAAACCCTTCCAATATCCGCGTTACGCAGGTCGGAAAAGAAGTTTGGCGGACGACAGCCAATGCGCCGGCGCCCACAGCCGGTCATGCTGATGGATCTGCAAGCGTCAGCGGAATTGTTGGATCATCCTCTGGTGCCGGCCACGCTGACGGACAAGCCACGGTTTCCGGCACAAGTAAAATGCCCGCTCAGATGCTGGGCAATGCAAATGGATTTTCAACGGCAATTGCTTTCACGCCCTCGTCGATGGTCGCAAAGAGAGGCACCGCCGCGCTTATGGCTGGATTATGAATATTATTGCGCTCGCATTGCATCGTTAGATCGGGGATATCGGTGGGCAAGAATGCGGCCATTCTCATAGCGGGAATTTGAGCGGTGGCAGATACAATTGCGTTGCAACATCATTTCTTGGAACAAATTGTAAATGTACATTGGAAAGAAAAAGTAGCCGAAGAGGGATGTTCATCCGGCGGCGCCGTAAATATTGGAGTTACGCATGAATTTGGTTCACTCTTTTGGGATCTCAAAGGCCAAATCGGGTATTGTTTTCAGGTGAATCCTGGTTTGGATCCTCCCGGCGTTTCGTTTGAATTGAAAGCCGCTTTAGATCCCGCTATCGCTGGAAGCACTGCATGGAGAATAAAAACACAATATCCAAATGATCCAGGTGCTGCTGCAGCTCTGAGCATAGCTTCTAGACTTATTAATCCCGCCGTCAGTTATTTGGATGGTTTGCCAGGAAACGTAGACGGTTTGGCTCCTTTTGGGCCATTTGGCCAGGGAAGCGAAATATTTCCCACGACGTGCTATGGCAAAGTCTACCCTGCCGCGCAACCAGGTACCAATCCTAGCGGTGAAAGTTGGGACGGCGATATTTGCGATCCTGGTCCTTGGAAGAAGCGATATTCTGGTCCTTATGATCCATCGGCAAATGGAGGAACGGACTTTATCACCAGCGATCCAAATTTGTTGTATATTGCATCGCTCAAATCTGGCACCACGGATTATTTTCTTCCGGGTATAAACGGACGAGCTAGTTGGGTATATTATAACGGAGATTACTATCAATATGCGCCGACAACTTGAATCAAAATGAAACCGCTTCGTCCCGGGCCGGGACAGGCTCCGGGATATGATAAACACGAACCGCTAGGACAATGAAGCCGCTTGAGGAGATGAATCTCTCACAGAGGATTCTGTTGACGATTATCATTGTGATAATTGTCCTCGCGGTGCTTTCGCTTATCGGCTGGACTGTTGATGGCTGGGACGAATCGCCCGCGCAGCCATCGCTGGTGCTTATTCTGCCGCCTTCGAAATGGGACGGTACAATCATCGAACTCGACAAACAGGCATTGGATGAGGCTTACATTCAGAAGATCAAACACCTATTCGATGTTTGGGTCCGCGATTACGAGAGTACTCATCCTGAGCGAGCTATGAAGGGGGCTGCTCAGGCTCGCAGAGCTTATGTGCAAATCAGAGAAGCAATCGAAATACGCGAACAGCAATTACAAGAGCGAGAACGCAAATGAACATTCCACACGAGATGGGCGAGACCGCGCGCGCTGTGATCGGCGCCATGAAAACATCGCCCGCTCTCTTGGCACTCGTCATCTTTAATTTGGTCTTCATGGGAATTGTAACATATGTTCAGCACACCAATGGTGAACGTTGGCAGTCGCTGATTGAATTGACGCTCAAACAGTGCGGGGTGCATCAATGAAAATCGCAATCAGTCCTGGCCACGGCACGAAGATCCGCGGTGCCTGTTATGCGTCATGTCACGGCGGTCAGCCTTGGGGACTCGATGAAGTCGATTATTGCCAGGTGATTGTTCCAATTATCGCACGTTTCATGCGAGATGCCGGCGCCGAAGTAATCGAGATTGTGGATGAAAAATCGACTACGCAAGATGCCAATCTCTCATGGCTCGTTCAACAGCATAATGCTGCATTCGGCGGCGATCACGGCGATGATCGGCTTGATATTTCGGTCCATCTGAACGCCTACCAACCGACTACCACGACGCCGCGAGGGGTCGAAGTCTGGTATTATAGCCAAGCTGAGCTCGCACGCGATGTTGCGAGCGAGATTTCCATAGCTTCCGGCCTCATAGATCGGGGAGGCAAACAATCAAACTCCTTGGCATTTTTGGCCAATACGGAATCCGCGAGTATCCTCATTGAGGTAGGATTTTGCGACAGCAAACCAGATTCCGACTTGATGCGGCGTTATCAAGAGCAGATCGCGGAAGCTATTGCGGCTGAAGTCGTTGGAGCGCCCAGTGACCAGCGACCGCCGCCCGTCGAGCCGCCCGAAGACGCATTGTTCTATGCCAAAGGGACATGCAGCTGGTTTGGCGGACCTGATGATGACGGCGTGTCCTCGTCAGAAGGACTCGCCTTTTTCTACGATCCGGACGAATGTCCGCATTTAATGTTGCCCAAACAGCCTTCTAATACGACCGGTATGGCGCGACGACTCGATGCCGATCGGGTGTTCTATGTTGCCTGCAGATGGGATTATGGGACTACGCCCAAAGAAATGCTGCGGGATCAAACTCTCAAAGCACTGGTACGCGGCAACAACAACCGAGAATTTTATGCCTTTCCTGCCGATTGGGGACCGCACGAAGAACAGACGGGCCGAGCCGCCGATCTGTCGCCGGCACTGATGCGAGCATTGTTTGATACTGATGATGCGACCGATGAGATTGTTGAAGTGGTCTATCCGGCTCCATAGGAGATGATATCGCCCAGCGGTTCGATATTAGGAACAATAAACACCGCGAGTTTGGTGATATCGAGCATGATGCCTTGCAAGCGAGACGCCACGCCATTGAATATCATGTGACCGCGATCGATAATACCAGAGACCTTGCGCACGCATCTGAAGAACGCCATGCGCAAGCTCAACGTCCGTACGAGCCGTCACGCGGTGATTGAGGCAATGCGGCGCGGGCTCATTCACTGAAAATCAAATTCTGTCCCCAGGCTGCCCCCGGCGAAAATTCGCCGTTGGGGCTTTTTCTTTAAGTCATTGATTTCATTGGCGCGCTCGGCAAGATTCGAACTTGCGACCCCCAGATTCGAAGTCTGTTTTAGCCAACCTCATATGGACGCGAGTGGCTATCAGTGGGTCTAGAAAGCCCTTGCGCTACGGGCCTTTCTAATTCATATTCGTCCATGCCGGGCCAAGGCAATACTGCCAACAATCTGTCCCCAGCTGTCCCCGGCGAGCAAAAAGTCTTGGGGTCTGACAATCTGGGACTCTAGGGGCAGGATAGGAAAAACAGATGAGAGCGCTGAAAATGTTCACCATCATTTATCTAACCTTCTGCTGGCTATTCATCATGGCGTTTGCAGAGAAGGTGATCTGGGCAATGATGACTTGTGGGCCGGCAAGTTTCACGTGAAACGGGATGCCTGCGGATATGAAACCAAGATGTGATCGCTGTCGCTATTGGAAATTTGCGTCTCATGATCAAGGCGAATGTCGGCGCCACGCGCCTTCGCCATCTCCGGTTGCGCTGAGAGACATTCAAAGAGCGACGAGTTTGCTCGTATGGTGGTACATCGAAGTAAACTCCAATAAGGAAAGAGCGCAAGAACAGTGCTCAAGTTATAGGATCAATCCAGAATCCGAACCGTTCGATATTTTGATTTGGCCTTTGACGAGGGCCGACGAATGGTGCGGTGAGTTCGAGGCCAAATCAGCCAAAAATGAAACGAACTCTGACTGACGCATTCATTCGATCGCAGCGGGCGCCCAAGGACGGGCGCCTCGAATTTCATGATGCCGCCTGCCGCGGCCTATCGCTGCGTGTTCGGCATGGTTAGCGGAGTTATGCCGTTTCGCTTATTCGTGGCAAAACATGAAGCAAATGTTCGAGCTTTTCGGCCGAACCGTCAGCTCTGATTTTTCGGCGGCCTATTTCATTTGCCATTAGCTGTTGGTGATACTCATTATCTCGATTAAAGATTTGAATGCCGTGAATTTTACGGCCAACGAATTCAACAACGGTAAGTATTTTTCGATCTTCCAAAAGATTTGCCAAGCTTCGGATATTATGTCGTGCTGTTGCCGCATGATGAGGAAGTGCATCGCCATAGGCAACTCTGGCGAGCGCTCTAAAATCATGCAGCGTCGCAGGATATTCAGCGATGTGATCGGCCATTGCTGACATCGACCATCGTCCCGTTGACGTTCGCAGTCTACCTTTATCAGTTTTGACAATCGTAGGAACCGGACGAACTCTTTGTATCTCGCCGTTCATTGCTGGTCTCCAATTCTATCAATTTTCATGCGTGTGCTTTCAGCCGGTCACGCACAGCATGAAGGCGAGTCATTGCTTCTCTCGATCCGCCTGCATCTGGGTGAAGTTCTTTCGCCAGCACCTTGTAGCCGATGTCGATCAAACGTAGTGCGAGTTGGCGTTCCGCCTCGCGCTCCTGTTGGCGCGTGAGTTCTTGCTGGCGGAGACGGTCCGCCTCACGGCGGGCGCGATTGGCGATATCATCGACAGGAACTGCCCATTCACGATGACCGCCCCGCGGCGATCCTCGTGGCGAGCCACCAATTGCTCGAATAGCGTCGGAAAGAGTTTGACCTCGGCGCGCGCCGGGGATAGGTTTGTTTGAAACCAATCCGACATAGATCCTAGTCTGCGTTTCGCCGATATCAAATTGGCGTCTGGACCATTCATAAAATTGATCCGCCGAATCGAATTGTCCTTTTGCTTCTAAAAGCAATTCTCCGACTTCTGCCCAATAGGGCTGCATTGCTTCGTCGGCAGCTTCTTTCGCTTCTTTCAATTTTATTTTGATTAATGATGCGAGTTCACGCAAAGAGCGCGCAGTTTCAGACACTTTTCTCGCTACTGACGTATTCATTATTTATACTCCATGCCTTTGCGTAATTCGTCTATTCCCCATGACTCCGTCCGCTTGGATCCTGCCAGCGATATTCGACTGCCCAAGGCGGACGGTCGGTCGGCACTTCGGGCGGCGCGATTGTTGGTGTTTCTGCCCAATACAATTCCGATCGCGATTTCATTCTCTCGCCGATGTAGTAGCAACGCGCCTCGCGTCCGCCGATCTTCGTCCGATAATGCCAGCCGTCTGCGTCATTGACCGGCGCCAGATTGCAGGCCATTTTCTCGCCGGCATACGCATCGCTAGACAGCGCAAGTGCAACAATGCCGACAACGATCGCGCGATTCATTGCTGCTCGCCCAGATAAAACTGTCTTTGTAGCGAATCGAATTCGGCAAGCCGTCTCTTGATCATTTCCAGCTTGAGATCGACTTGCGTCACAAGTGCAATGGTCTCATCGATCAGTTCGTGGATGCCGCGGTTTTCAGGAGGCGCAAAGCTTTTGTCAGAACGGATCTCTTTCTCGACACCAATTATCGCTTTCTCGACGGCCTCGAGTGCTTCGTTCGCACGGACTTCCGGTAATCCCATAATCGGCTCGCGTCTGTTCATGGCATTAGCTCCCATTCCGATTGGTCCATTGTTTCGGCTGTTTTAATTATTTGATCCGCCACGTCCCGCGGCGATCGTTGTCCAATTTCCGCCAGCATCTTCACTACTGCCCATCCGCTAACCTTGCGGATGTCGCTTGGCGGCCAGCTGCCATTGTGGCCAGCACGATTGCGCAGGATCCAAAATAGTCCGCGCAAATAGAGTTCCTCGCGCGCACGCTGCATTGGTGTACTGATCATTTTTCGAGCTTTGCTAGATATTCATCGAGTGCCGCAACCGGAACGCGGATCATACGTCCGATGCGGACTGACCGAATTTTTTTCTCGGCGATGAGGCGCTGCATAGTATTGCGTCCGACACGAAGACGTGCCGCGGCCTCCAACATACTGATGGCTCGAACCTCACCGCCGTCCAGAGTTTTATGTTTTGATAATCGCTTTGCGGTTGACATTCCGGGCATCATTTCACCTCCTGCGCACCAAAAACGGCATTACGTTCAATCGCGCGAGGTTTATGACGATTATCTTTTGCCCACTGCATTAGATGTTGTTCTCGCGGAGTAAGCGATGCCCAGGCTTCGCCTAAAGAATTGAGTCCTTTTTCTGAGGCATTAGCTAATTTGGCATCGAGCTTGCCATATACGGCGGCAATTTCAGAACTTATCATTTCGTCTTCGGCGCCCATTTCTTCCGCGGGTGTCGTGCTGTAGCCGCCTAGTTCTGCGACCCATCCAAAAGCGTTACGCAATGCTTTACCGCCCGCTCTTGTCTGCGCCATACTTTTGAGGGCAAATTCTTCTTTCTTCGCCCAGTTTTTTTCCTCCCGCAGACAACTTGCTTCAGCAGCGCTAATTGTTTGTCCTCGCGCCAGCACGATTGCGCGAGCTTCATATCCCGCAATCTCGCCGTTTCGCTCGATTGGCTTCACCCATTCGGTCGCAACAGTACCGCCGAAAAAGCTCCCGAGAGTTTGCCAATCTTCAAAAAATAAATATCGTTTTTCGTTGATGATCAGTTTGCGCGGTTTGTCTTCTATTTGCCGCATCAATGCTTTCGATGCGCGTTTCGCATATTCCAGCTGAGCTTCAGGATCGCCCTCTAGAATAAGTCCTGTGGTCGCTGCTGGGAGTTTCTCATTCATCTCCAAACCCTCTTTGACGCGACACGCAAATATCTCCGCGGGGCGAACATTTTTTTCGGCAGCTTCATTGATGATGCGTTCATACAAAGACCGTGATAATCGTGCACTAAGCACTGGACGATGGGGCTTAACGCTTCCGCGCGGCCGTCCGCGCGGTCGCTTTTCATTCATTGGGCGTTCTCGATGTTCTCCCTTGGATCGCACGCACGGTCATTGGATCGAGATCGCCATGTCCGCGCCCAAACGCTCTCTGGTCAGCTTCCGCATCTTGTTGGCGCAAACGGCGATAGTTGTTCGCGCATCGATCCAACCAGTCACGCGCCCATTTGCGGCGCAGATCTGCGCTCGCGGCCTCAAAGTCGCTCCATGTTGCAATCTTAGCCATTTGCATTCATTGCGGTCTATATTGGTTTAGCACGTGCACACCAAACGCGTCAACAAAAAATGAGAAATCACGGGGGAAAAAATTGTTGGCGAATTCGGGAGTTGTGTGCACAAACTCGGCATTCCGAGTGCGTCAAGTCAGCCATACTGCCGCAAAGTTATGCCCATTTCATGCGGCGATCTTGCCTGTCAACATAGCTTGAAGCGTAGTTTGCCGTGTTGTGTTGAAAAACCACTCATATCCGCATTTAATTTGCGTTTGGCTACAGGAAGATTAGTTTGGCGTAGACATCTCGGCTGCAAGGGATGGCTGGAATGACGGTCGTCCCGTTCAAGCAAAAAGATCTGTTTACCCGTCGCTGGCGAGCCGTCCTTGAGTCAAAGTCGGAAACGGCATTTCACATTCAGCTGGTCTCGATGCTGCGATGGTGCGTGCGGCCGGATGTGATTTGGCGACACATTCCTAACGGCGAATATCGTGATCCGCGCACCGCGGCCAAGCTCAAGGCGATGGGCATATTGCCAGGTTCGGCGGATCTTGAATTCCATTGGTGCGACCTTGACGCGCGGCTACGCATACGCCGGCGCGTGCTGCATCTCGAGCTAAAGATTGGCAACCGTCCGCAATCGATCCATCAAGTGGCGTTTGCGTTAGCTGTGCGACAGCTCGGCGACGAATATCACATCGTACATTCGATCGATGAGGCGATCGCGATCCTGAGCGAGCGTGGCTTGCTGTACCGCGAGGTCCAGCGATGAAATGGTACAAGCGCGATTCCGATGCGTTTGCGTTTGGCACGATTGGTTTATCATTAGAAGAGGTTGGAGCATATACCTTAATCCTAGATGCGATGTATAGTAGGCAAAGTCCTTTGCCGGACGATGATTTTTTGCTGCGACGCATCATCCGATGCCATCATCACCAATGGAAAAAAATCAAGCAGTCCTTGATAAACAAGGGCAAGTTGTGGGTGATTAATGGTGCAATCCATGCACCCCGCGTATTGAAAGAATTAGAGAATTTCAAATCTACCCCCCCAGTTACCCCCCCAGTAACTAGGGGGGTAAAATTAAAAAAAGCTAATCATTTCAACAAAAATCGCCCTGTAGAATCTAGATCTAAGACAGAGAAGAAACCTCTTAAGAAGGTTTCTTCTCTGTCGTCGGCTCGCTCACTTTCGCTCGATGCTCTCGCTCGCTCGCCTCCTCCCCAAAAAGAAAGGGAAAAGTCAATGCGGGCCTTTACTGTCGACCGCCAAAAAGCTGAATTGATCATCAGACCCGATGGCTCCCGCGTAATTCGCAATATCGCGATGCCCACTACGACCAAAGGCAGCAAAGTATATGCGGATGGCCTTCCAATTGGCATCGATCCAGTTTTCGGCATCCCGTACCGGCCTGGAACTCAAACATTGTCCTGGAAGCCGCAATTTCATGTTGAAGAAAATTTGCTTGATTGCCGACCGCCTTGGGATCGGCAAGCAGACGAAGATTATCAAGCTAATACGCGATATAACCGTGAAATAATTGAACCTGGCCAGATCGTATGGGCTGAAGTTCCTTCACATGCAAAAGTATATTCAGAGAATGATCCACAACATTCGCATCGTCCGCCAGAAACAACCGACACTGATGCAACACACCGCAAAGCGGTCGCAGAACGAGCCATAACCGAATACAAAACCGCACTCGCATCGGGCAAAGCCAAATGATCTGGATCGTTGCGCAAACCGAGGCACAACGTGAGCACGTTGTCCGATTGCTGCTTATGCGCCTCGGCTTCCAGTCCTATCTGCCTCGCATTAAAATCCGTAAGCGCATCAAGCCATTGTTTCCAACATACGTCTTCGTTCAATCGAATGATCGGTTCTATCCGATCATGTGGACGCCGCATGTCATCAGATTACTCTGGGCTGGCGATCAGCCGGCCAAACTTGATGATCAAATCATTGCCGAATTGAAAAAACGTGAAATCGGAGGCTTTGTGAAATTGCCCAAGCCATTGCGGCTCAAACCTGGCCAGCAGGTCAAAGTCGTCCGCGGCTATTTTGCCGATAGGATCGGTATTTATGACGGCATGTCTAGCCGCGATCGCGAGCGCGTCTTGCTCGAGCTTCTTGGTCGCCAAGTCCGCCTAGAACTTCCCAGCGCCGATATCTCACCGCTAGATATTGTTGCCAGGAATCATCGAATGCGCTAAATCTGCGACATTAGCCCGTCAAGCTAAAGCTTTGGTTTTCCGCGAAACCTGCGCGAAAACTGCAGGTTTTGCGCGTGCAGCGCGTTTTCGAGGCCACCAAAGCTTGACGGGTTTGGGGCTTCGAATCGGGCGCCAGGTCCTCGCAGGAAATCGCCCTCCTAGCTCCCGGCCTGGCGTCCATCCTTTCCGAACTGACCATCTAAATTGCGCCGCATTGCCAATTAGAAGCCCGTTCGTGCGTTTATTTGGCCCTCCGCTGTCCAGAACCCAACCAATGCCTAAACTTCGCCAGCTGCCTTCTCTGCTCGATTATGGCGATACTCGAACCGTGCGCCTGCCGCCGAAGGTCAAGGATCCAGTCTACAGCTCGCCTGAGTTTCGAGCGTGGCGTAACATCATCATTGCTGGCGCTGGCTATCGGTGCGAGGCAGTCGATCCTTACGGCCATCGTTGCATAAGAGCAACACCACCATATCGCATGTATGCCGATCATGTCACAGAATTGCGCGATGGCGGTTCGCTTCTTGATCCAGCGAACGGTCAGTGCTTGTGCCGATCTCATCACGAAATCAAAACGATCGCGGCCAGAAAATTGCGACTTCAAAAGCATTCGTAGATGGGGGCATCGCCATTCCTTAAAAAAACGATGATTTTGATCGATCGACCACCTCTAGGACGGTCCATGGTTTTGACGGTCGATGGTCAAAACCGGGGGGGGTCAAAAACCTGGATGGTCGCCCGCGCGATACCCTCGCCAGCTGCCACCCAGAGGATTAATCCGAGACGAGTGACTCATGGCAAAAACAGGAGGTTATCGGCCTGGAGCTGGCAGGATTGCCAAGGCTCCGCCGCATGACATCGTGCAAGACGCGAATGCGGTAAAAATGCAACCGCTGGAGTATATGCTTGCTGTAATGAATGATCGCACCGCCGATGCAAATAGGCGTGACCGCATGGCCATCGCCGCAGCACCCTACGTTCATGGGCGAGTGTCCGATGAGCGAATTACAAAGAAACGTCGCGAGGCGAAAGCCGCCAAATCTGCCGGCATTGGGACGCCTTGGGGCGAGGATTTGCAGTACGAGATCAGGGCGCCGCAATAGCGCCTGCGCGCCGCGCGAGGCGTTTGAGGCGCTCCAGGTTCTTGATGGCCAGCAGGAGCATTGCCACCGGGATTGGCGGGCCTGTGGCGGCCCATGCTTGGCCTGTGCGACCTGTGGCGCCGAAAAGGACGCCCGCGGCCTCCTGGGTTAGCCCAAGGGCCGCGATGCGCTTGCGGTAGTCGGCGGGAGTCAACTAGATGGCCTTTTGATTGCTCTTGTTAACTTGACGATGATGATGATTGAAATTGAAAGCGCGAATATCAGAATACCCACAATAATTCCGACATGTGGACTACCGCTTATGGAAGTTGCAATTGAGAACGATAGCAAGGCGATCAGAATCCAACCGGTCATTTTCATTACTCACTTGATGCCGTAGACTTGCTTGATGGCATCAGCGGCGCCGATGAGGACTGCCACAAGGAGTGCGGCGACGATCTGCTCCATTGGTTTGCTGCGGTTTTTCATTGATTTGGCTCCGGTTTTGATGCAGTGAATATACGCAATTTCTTCGCATGAAGTCAAGTCCTCGCCATGAAATATTTTCGTGTTGCATAAATGCTACAGTTCATCGAGGATGCAAAGGCGCCACTGACCGTCCCGCGGCCGGCGGCAATCGAGCGCGGCGAATGGGATACATCCTGCCCGGATTGGGAAGATCGCCTGCTCGAAGGCCGCAGCCTTGTGCCAGATTTGCCGCTGTATCCCGGGCCAGCGGAGGTGGGGCTGCGGTGCTTCAAGCGGCTGCGATTACCAGATGTCATCGGGACGCCCACGCTTGAAGCCGTATGCGGGCCGTGGGTCTTCCCGATCGTCGAGGCATTGTTCGGAAGCTATGATCCGGCGACAAATATCCGGCGAATCTCTGAATTATTTCTTCTAATCCCGAAAGGTAACAGCAAAAGCTCGACGGGCGGTGCCATCATGTTGACGGCGCTGATCGTGAACAAGCGCCCGGAGGCTGAATTTCTGATAGTTGCCCCGACGATTGAGATCGCCGGCATCGCATTTAAGCAAGCCCGTGGAACCATTCGGCTCGATCCGGCGCTTAGCAAAGCATTTCATATTCAGGATCATTTGAGGAGGATCACACATCGCGAAAGCGGAGCCACGCTCTCGATAAAAGCTTCCGATGTGGATGTAATTACCGGCAGCAAATGTTGCGGCACGCTCATTGATGAGACACATGTTTTTGCGAGCAAAGGTAAAGCGGCAGATGTGTTTATTGAACTGCGCGGAGCCCTGACGAAACGGCCCGACGGATTTCTGATGCAGATCACCACGCAGAGCAAAGAATGTCCTGTCGGCGTTTTTGCCGCTGAATTAGCGATGGCACGGAGCGTGCGCGATGGCAAGATAAAGATGCCGCTCTTGCCAATCCTCTACGAGTTGCCTGACCAGCTCGCTAGAGACGGTGGCTGGCGGGAGCGGCGCCATTGGCCGTTGGTCAATCCAAATCTTGGGCGCTCGACCTCTTCGGATTTCTTGGCTCGGGAGATTGTGCGCGCGGATGCGGATGGACCAGCGGCCGTGGCGTTGATGGCGAGTCAGCATTTTAATGTTCAGATCGGAATGTCGCTGCGTTCTGATGGTTGGGCTGGCGCAAATTATTGGGACCGCGGCGTTGAAGATAATCTGATGCTCGATTCCGTCATCGAGCGATCAGAAGCAGTCGTAGTCGGAATTGACGGTGGTGGGCTTGATGATCTGCTCGGCATCGCGGTGGTTGGACGCGAGCAAAACAGCGGTGCATATCTCGCATGGACGCATGCGCTCATTAGTCCGGAAGGCATGCAACGGCGCAAACAGAATAATGCTTTTTACGAAAGCTTTATCACTGATGGTGATCTTACTGTTGTCGATGAGTTGCCTCATGATATTAGTTTTGTTAGCGACATTGTGGACAAGATCAAACAGTCAAAGAAACTCGCGGCGGTGGGCGTAGATGCAATCGGTATCGGCGGCATCGTAGATGCGATGGCCAAAATCGATGTGACACAAGAAAAAAATCTGCTGTTCGGCGTCCGACAAGGCATTTCACTCATGGGTGCGATTAAAACCACAGAAAGAAAACTGGTCGATGGCTCATTCAAACATGGCGGACAGAGATTAATGTCTTGGTGTGCCGGAAATGCGCGAGTGCAGCCGACTCCGACTGGCATGCGTGTCGTGCGCGACGACAGTGGATACGGTAAGATCGATCCCTTGATGGCACTGTTCAATGCCGTTGCGCTGCTGGCGACAAATCCGATGGCAAAAAAGCAGCCGGAATGTAGACTATTCTTTGCGTGAGGTAGAAAATGGAGAAGGCTCAAATTCGAGATTGGGGCGAACCAATTGTTTGGCGTGACGCACCTGTTATCCAATATACCGTGGAGATTAATGACAAGTCGGTCGCGTATTGTGTGAAAAAAGAATATGCAGAACTGTTAGCGAAGGCGATCAACGAGAATCATTAGATGTATTCTTTGCCTGACAATATTAAATTCATCGGCACGCTTCAAAGGCTTGAAATTGAGCCTACCGATAGGCTCATTCTTACCGTGCCCTCCGAAATTTCCGATGAGTTGGAAGCGCGACTAAAAGCTGCACTGGAACGGGAATTCCCTAATAATAGGGTTGTCGTATTAGTCGGCGGTGCAGAATTAAGCGTTGTTGGTGCTCGGAAATGATGTCATGCCATTGCAAACTTTGACGGTTACAATTTCCGCAGGGCAGTCGCTTTCGAATGCCGTTGATTGCAGTCAGGGAAAGCTCGTGCTGATTGAATTTCCGGCCGCTTGGGACGGCGAATACATTAGTCTTCAAACTTCAGCCGACGGCAATACGTGGCACGATTTTCATTATGTTCCATCAACGGAGCGCACATATTCAAAAACCGTCGACGAAATCATCATCGCAGTGCCAAAAGGCGCGGCAAGCGCCTTCGCAACCGGTTGGGCTGATAACCTGTTATGGTTGCGAATCCGCTCTGGTCCATCTGATGGGCCTATCAATCAAACTGCGGATCGCATCTTCACATTAACTTTGGATTCCAAAGTGGCACAGCTTCCAGCCATATCCAAAATAGCGACTAATCCCGCCGATACGAACAGCACGACTGAGGTCACGATGGGCCTCGGAAACGTCTTCACCATCACGCCAGTTCAGACGGGACGTGTGGCTATTGTCGTTGGCGGCACCTGCGCTAACGATTCTGTGAATGGCGGTCTCAATATCACGGGCAGATATGGCACCGGAACAACGCCGCCTGCTAACGGAGCCGCGGGAGCGACTTTTGGTGTGTGGTCGACTACGCAACACTACTACATGTCCAATGCTAGAGATATCGCCGGTTTCACCGTCATTGGCGGTTTTGTCGGATTAACAGACGGCACGCCAGTGTGGTTCGACTTGTCAATTGCCGCCACGGGCGGCGGTAGAGCGAGTGTCACTGACGTGCAGTGTCTTATCTGGGAACTTTAACAAATAGGAGATTTACATGGCTGCAATTCCCGTGAGTTTTACTGGCGTGATGTGGTATCCGGATCTGAGTGTTGGCGGCGGCCCGATGCCTGGCGGACCTCCGCTAGGGATCTGGGGCGGCGGCAATGTCCCAGTGCCGACACCTCCCATCTATTACCCACCGCCGCCCGTTGATCCTGGCTATGGCGTACCGGTGCGACCACCTGGCGTACCGACCCATCCCATATATTATCCTCCGCAAATTTGGGGTCCGACCGATCCGCGGCCAAGCCATCCAATCGCGCCCGGAGGTCAGCCGCCTGGAATTTGGGGCGGAGGTGGCGTCCCGATGCCTACGCCGCCGATCTATCTGCCGCCCGATACCATTCCCGGTCTTAAACCGGAACACCCGATCTATATCCCGCCAAGTATCTGGGGACCGACGGATCCACGGCCGACCCATCCAATTGTGCTGCCGCCGCCGGGTTCGCCCGACAAGCCCGAGGTCCTGGAGAATTGGGACGTGAAGACCTACTGGTCGCCAGTGACCGGATGGGGCGTGGCGATCGTGCCGTCGGCGAGTCATCCAGGCGTTCCAACGCCGAGCAAACCAAAGACTTGATCATGCCGCTCACAAAGAAGGGCATGAAGATCATGCGCGCCATGAAGTCCCAATATGGGGCTAAGCGTGGCGCGCGCGTCTTCTATGCGAGTCAGAACAAGGGCGTCATCCGCGGCACGCATCGTGCGGGGAAACGCGGGAAATAATCAGCGCGCAAGCGGCAGCGGAAGCTGATTGTCGTTTGCTGCCGGCATGACACTGATGTGAATTTTGTGGTGACAATCCACACAGACGGCGCACAAGTCCTGCGGCAGTTCATTGCCAAGTCGATCATAGGTCCAATGATGCACCTGGATCGCCGCGCGGCGGCGGCAGATCTCGCACCAGCCGCCAACGCGCTCTAGATGTTCTCGCCGTGTCTGCCACCATGCGGGCGAGCGCATATAAGCGAGATATCGCGCGGACGGCATATGATGGATGACGTTCGCAAGCTTCAGGATCAGATGTTTCATTGGCGGTCTCCCTAGTTTGAGGGAGCATCTATTAATAGGCATCTTTTTTTGACGTCAAGTAGTCCCATTACGATCATTTGAAGATTACGCGGACATATGCGGACAAATCGGCATTATGCGGACGCAGTAGGACGCAGTAGAACGCAGTAGAACGCAATCGAACGAAAAATTTTTCTGTGGAATACTTCAAAAGGTCGAATCGTCATGCTCAATCGCGCCTATAGCCTGCTTACGATCAAACAATTCGATCAGGATTCGCGCACGATCACCGGCATGGCGACCACACCATCGCCCGATCGGCTCGAGGATGTGGTCGAACCGGACGGCGCTCAGTTCAAATTACCACTTGCGCTGTTATGGCAACATGATTCCCATCAGCCGATTGGTCACGTAACGCATGTCAATGCCAGCAAGGCTGGCATTGAAATCACCGCCAAGATCGCAAGTGTTTCTGAGCCTGGCCGGCTCAAAGATCGCCTCGATGAGGCGTGGCAATCGATGAAATCCGGCCTCGTCTCCGGGCTATCCATCGGTTTCAAGCCAATCAAAACTGAGCCGATTAAGGAATCTTCAGGCCTTCGTTTCTTAAAATGGGATTGGTTGGAGCTTTCGGCTGTGACCATTCCGGCCAACCAAGAAGCCACCATCACCACAATCCGTTCGATCGATGCTGCGCAGCGGGCCGCGTCTGGCCAAGACTTGCTAAGCAGCATCGTCGCTAACCCACCCGGCGCCTCGGGACAAACGCAATCCAAGCCCCCAAAGGAGGCGCGGAAAATGGCTAAAACTATGAGTGAGCAGATCACTGCTCTTGAAGCCAAGCGCGCGGCAAGCGCCGCCCGCATGGAAAGCGTGATGGCCAAAAGTCTCGAGGAAGATCGCACGTCAGATGTAGCCGAACAGGAAGAATTCGACACTCTGTCGGCTGAGGTCGAGGCGATCGACAAGGATCTTGTGCGCCTGCGCAAGATCGAGAGATCAAAGGCGGTCACCGCAACAGCGGTCAAAGCCGCAACTCCGCAAGACGGCGCCGCAGCGCGCGGTGGCAGCAGCATCATTGTGCGAAGTCAGCCACAGCTGGATCCCGGCATCGAGGGCACTCGCGCCCTGAAGTGCCAAATGGTCGCCAAAATGGACGGCTGCAGTCCCGCGGATAAGGCCGCGGAAATGTACGGCACGGAGTCGAACGTCTATGGTGCATTCACGAAAGCGGCGGTGTCGGGAGGTACAACGATCCCGCCGAATTGGGCATCTGGATTGATCGGCGTGGAAGCAGGCCCGGTCGCAGATTTCGTCGCCTATCTGCGACCGTTAACAATCGTCGGTCGTTTCGGAACCGGTGGCATTCCGGCATTGCGGATGGTGTCTTTCTATAGTCCGCTCATCACTCAGACCGGCGGCGGTGCCGGCTACTGGGTCGGTGAAGGCAAGGCAAAACCGCTCACCTCATTCAACTTTACCCGCACGCATTTGAGCCCACTCAAGCTCGCCAATATCTGCGTGCTGACTGAGGAAAATATTCGGTATAGCGATCCGAAAAGCGACACCATCGTTCGTGATCAGCTTGCGGCCGCCTTGATCGATCGGATGGACACCGATTTTATCAATCCGGCCAAGACGGCGGTGAGTGGAATTTCGCCGGCTTCGATCACCAACGGCGCCGCGGCCATCGCTTCGGCAACCGGCACGGATATCACCTCTGTGATCCTGGATATCCGATCGCTGTGGGCCAAATTCACGGCGGCAAACAATCCGCCGTCGACCGGCGTCTGGGTTATGTCGTCCAACACGACGGTATCTCTGGCCTCGATGCTAAATCCATTAGGCCAGCCGGCGTTTCCACAGGTCAATCTGTTCGGCGGCACACTGTTCGGTATGCCGGTGATCAGCAGTGATCATGTCGGGAATATCGCAGTGCTCGTCAACGCGCAGGACATCTATCTCGGCGACGATGGCGGCATCACCGTCGATGCTAGCATGGAGGCATCGCTGGAAATGGCTGACACAACAACCGGTGATTCCGGTGCGCCGACGGCTGTTTCGTCGGTCAGCATGTTCCAAACGAACAGCGTGGCGATTCGCGCGGAACGGATCATCAACTGGATGCGAAGACGAACGCAATCTGTCGCCTATATCACAGGCGTCGATTGGGGTGGGCCTGTTAATACTGTTTGAACTTCGCCTCCCTCCCTCGGGGAGCGATCGCTTTCGGTATCGTTCCCCGAGTTTTTTGAGAGCTGACATTGAAGGTCGTAACAATCAAACCACATACATATAACACACGCCAGCTCGTGGCCGGCGACGAATATGATTTGCCAGTTGAGCAAGCCGTTCTGCTGGTCATGGATGGCAAGGCGCAGTTCTCCGCGCTAACTCCTCAATCTCAGAGGATCAAGATTGTCACATTGGATGAATTGCGGGATCAGGCCACAAAGCTTGGCATCGATGTTGATCGCCGATGGGGCAAGATTCGTTTGCAATACGAAATCACGCGGCTCCTCCCGTCACCGGTTGGCCGCACACCAGGGGGCTAATGTCATTTTCCGTTCCTTTTTTGGAAAGCAAAAAGCATGTTTGAAAATTATTTTCCTCAATGTTTCCGGTCGGAAATTACTGCTAACCTATTGATATTTGAAAAACCAAAAAATGACACGCTTCAACTGTGATACAATGAAGGTGTTCAATGGAGATTACCCATGACCAAATTCGAACCAATCAAGCAGCAAATCGGCGACTATGTAATCGAGCTTCTACATCCTCGGGCTTTCTGGCGAGTGCGAATGGCTGGGGCCGAAGAAACTATAAGTGACCACAATACTCAACGAGATGCTCTTGTCGCCCTGAAGCGCTATCAGGCTGCTGATAAGCGAAGGGCCGCTCGAGCATGAAAATTTTTGGTCTGCCGGTGCCTTTCACCGGCGAAAAACAAAAGCAGTTCGGCGGTGGCATAACTCCCGTCGGTCCCCTCGGTTCATTTTCTAGTGTTTCTGAAGGTCGCGGCGGATGGTTTCCGCTAATTCGCGAGCCATTCACCGGCGCCTGGCAGCGCAATCTTGCGATAAATGTCGATACGGCATCCTCATTTCATGCCGATTTCGCGTGCAAAACGCTCGTGGCTCGCGATATCGCCAAACTTCGCGTTAAGCTTGTGCAGCAAGATGATCACGGCATATGGTCCGAAACAACCAATCCTGCCTACAGTCCTGTCTTGCGCCAACCAAACATTTACCAGACGCGAAACCAATTTTATGAAAACTGGATGCTTTCAAAACTTAGCCGCGGGAATGCCTATATCCTGAAGGTTCGTGACAATCGCAACGTGGTGACCGATCTTCATGTGCTCGAGCCGACCCGTGTTCAACCACTTGTCACCGTTGATGGCGAGGTTTTTTATCGATTGGCCACAGATTACCTCGCGGGTATTACCGAAATTACCGTTCCTGCGCGCGAGATAATTCATGACCGAATGAATTGTCTTTTCCATCCGCTCGTCGGCACGCCACCAATATTTGCGAGCGGTTTGGCGTCGATGCTTGGTTTGAATGCGCAGAATGCAGCGGCGCTGCTGTTTCAAAATAATTCTACGCCTGGAGGCATCCTTACAGCTCCCGGCGAGATTAGCGAAATTCAAGAAAAACGCATCAAGGATGAATGGGAGCAGAGATTCAGCAAAGTGAACATGGGCCGGATCGCGGTTCTAAGCGGCGGCATGACATACCAGAAGATGCCGTTGACTGCTGTTGAAACTCAAATGGTCGAGCAACTGAAATGGACTGCCGAAAGCGTTTGTTCGGTCTATCATGTCCCGCCGTTCAAAGTTGGCGTCGATCCGCTGCCCACACATATTAATATCCAGTCTCTTAATGTGGAATATTATAGCCAAGCCTTGCA